ACCAAATATGCTGCCGGATACAAGAGCATTAAAAATGTACGAACCCGTATCCACAAAAGTTTCAGTTTCATCAATATCTGCAGCAAGTTGGGTGTATTCTCCACCAATCTCCTTTACAATATCCTTCAGAAAATCCACAATTCATTCCTCCTTTTGTTTTTGTCTATTGAGATAGTTCATTTTATAAGTCCAAAGTTTTTGATAAAGGGCGGAGTCTCCACCCAATCTCATAGCACTAATAATTGTATTTAATTCTTTTTCATTAATTGGTAGTTCCATCAGGTAAAAAATAAATCCAGATTTACAGTTTTTTCAACAGCCCATCCAATAGAATCGAGAATGGATTTAAGTGGTTCAAGAAAACTCTTTTCAAATTGTAGTTCATAATCAATGTATTTGTCAAGACCAAGTTCTATAGGAAAGTCTTGAATGAAAGAGATAATATTTTCTCGAATAATATTTGGTTTTTTGAGATAGATAAATTTAATCTTCTCACCATTACCAATAAGTGAATATTTATTGGTAAGATTTTTCTCCTTAATATAATGATTAAAAAGAAGTGCTCCACGAATATGAATAGGAGTTCCTTTCATATAAATGTCCGAATGAGAACGATACTTGCGAACATCAGATGCTGTGCGAGGAAATGCAATTTGTTCGGGTGGAAGTTTTTTGAATTCGGCACGACATTTATCAATAAACTCAATCACCTGATCTTCAGTTCCACTCATCATCAGTTTTAATCCATCCTTAATCATTTGACGACAAGGAGCAGGAGTTGATGATTTAACTGCTTCAATACCCATCATCTTAAGTTTAGGTTCTTCATAACGAACACCTTCACTATCCCAAACATTCAGAATATAACGCTTCTTAGCAGTCCAAATTCCACGGTCGGCAATATTCTCCCGTTTCATTTGCATCTTTTGATCGTATGCATTCACATAGTCCGCCAGTTCTTGGTAGCAACTTTCAATATACTTTTCAAGTTCCACTTGAGCGACCTTATCAAGGAACGAAACAACGCTTTCAGTAGTTTTCTCTCTTCCCTTGTATACAGTTTCAACCAAAGGACCCATATTAAGATAAATGGAATCGGTATCAGAGGCAATAACATAATCAATATCTTGAGTTTTAAGAAGTTTATTGAAATATGTATTCATTTTACTCTCAATCCATCTGATAGCAACCTGACCAGAGAGAGTGATTGCCTCGGCATTTGCTAGTTTGAAGTAACGGAAATATTGATTTCCAATAGCACCATAAGCAGAATTAAGTTGAATTTTTCTTGCCATCTGAATATTATTACATCTAGCAATTTCCTTTTCTAACTGTTTAGTTTTCTTTTTTTCATACTCTTGCTTTGCTGCAAGCATTTTCTTTTTATAAATGGTTCTATCTTCATAAATTTTTTCCATCAATTCTGGAAGAAATCCACGAACATCTTTACGATACATTGCACCATTAGCACAAACTGCGTATTGTTTATAAAGTTGCAAATCAATTTCTTGATTCAAAATTTTATCTACTGTTACTGAAGGATGCCTCTCATCAACTAAAGTTTCTGGTGAAATATTATAACCCATAATTAAATGTGGATATAGACTATTAAGGTCAAAATTAACCACCCAATCATAAATTCCTGGAATTGGTTCCTTTACATATGCACCAGCATACTTAGAATCCTTATCAGTTTTCTCTTTAGGAGGAATAACAATATTACGCTTTTTAAGATAATTGTAAATAATTGTATCCCACATCCTAACCTGTGAAAAAACATCAGAATAGTTTACCTTGGCATCGTATGCCATAGTCAAGGCAAGTTCGATAAGTTTCATCTTGTCTTCCAAACGGTCAACAAGTTCCACGTCAATGATGTTGTATTCTACAAACTTTTGCCAACCTTTACTGTAAAAGTCTTTAAAGGTGTCAAACTCAGAGTGATCAAGTTTTTTCTGACCAAGTTCAACATTTGCAATATGATCAAGACGATAAGATTCTTGCGCCTTATAAGTAAATTTTTTATAAAGATTCAGATAATCAAGTTGACTTACTCCACCAATATCATACGAAATGTGCTTACGTCCAGAAATAAATGTTTCACGTTCAGTTACCAATCCCCAAGGTGACATACGTTTCATAAGTTTTTCACCCAGAATACGATCTATACGACGAACCAAATATGGAATGTCATACAATTCACTATTCCAACCAGTAATAACTTCTGGAGTATTATCCTCAATCATCCACCAATTGATAAAGTCATTTAACAAATCATACTCATTTGAAAAAGAACGATATTTTACATTACTTTGAATATTGTTGAATTTACCAAAACCCCAAGTACGAATCTGTTTTGTATTATAATCTTGAATGGTAATCAGCAAGACTTCTTCTGCAGCACTTTCTACATCAGGAAATCCATTCTCCGAGGCAACCTCAATATCAATTGTTGCTACTTTGATCTTACTAATGTCAAATTTAACTTCATCTTCTGGATATTTTTCACTAATATATTGATAGATATATCCAGTATTTCCATAGATTTTAAAGTTTTCTACCCCTTCATATTTTTTAATAAACTCTCGACAATCTCTTACAGAACCAGGTTGAATTTCTTCAACATATTCACCATTTAAAGTTTTATGTTCAGTTTTATTTTTAGAAGGTACAAAAAGAGTCGGAGAAAACTTTTCACGGGTCATAAAATGTTTTCCATTTTCATAACCACGAACTAAAAAATGATCTCCGACCATTTGAACGTTTGTGTAGAATTGCATTATGCAGTTAATTTAAGATACTTTTCAATAATTTCAGAAGTTGGATCTGCAATAGTGAGAATACTATCAGAATGAATCATAAGTTCTTTTTGATTTGTAAAATCTAACCAAGGTTCCAAATAATACTCAGATGTAATAGATTTTTTGAGAATACATGGATTAATTAGTTTACAATCTGGTTCCCCAAGTTCAGAACCAACTTCAACAATTTCAGTAATTAGTACAGTATCAACCTTCAGGAGAAGGCACTTGACTTGATTTTCCATTTACTTTTTCCTCATACAGTTCAATTATACTTTCAATTGGTTCCACAATTGTTACAATCCAATCATGTGGAACTGCTATTTTATCTTCAAGTGTAAGCAAGATCCAAGGGGATAATGTTACATCAATAGAATTTTCAATTTCTGTTGATGGATTTTCTGTCAAAAAAATTGATTTATTGATATTGATCTTATGTGGTTTTTCAAATAAATACCCACACAGTTTTTCTTCAGAGATCAATTCTTTTGCATCAGAAATAATAGTTTCCCCAGATTTGAGTAATGCAATTTTGATTGACATTTTAGTTTTTTTCTCTCTACCCATTATAGCAAAAAAATGGGGAGGCGTCAACTGGATTTTGCCAGTTGCCTCCCTGCGGCGACGATATTCAATACTATTTATTCTTCTTCACACCCACCTCTTCCACCACCTCCTGGATTAAAAGGAACCGCCCTTCCCTTTGGAACTCTTTGTTTTTTATGAGTTTTTGGATCAATCACTGTGTGTGCTTGGGCCATCGGATAAGAGATTGTTGTTGTCTCTCTCATGAACTCCTGAAACGATTTCATATACTTTCTTCTTCTGATGTTCTGGAATAACTCTATTTAGTTTGACAGTGAGTAATCCATCAACATAAGAAACATCTTTAACTTCTACATCATCAGAAAGAGTCCAAGTGCGAGTGAATGCTCTCTTTGCTAATCCCTGATGTAGGTATTCATCATCAGAATTACCAGATTTCTTTGCTTCTACAAAAAGTTTGTTCCATTCTGTAGTGACTTCAATATCTTCTCTTTTGTACCCAGCAAGTGCAATTTCCAATCTGAAATCGACATTACTTTCTTTGATTAAATTATATGGTGGATAGTTGGTATGCGATTCATATGCAGTATCAAACCTTCGAAACCATTCATCCAATCCAATACTATTTTTTTGAATTTCTAATAGATACTTAGCAGTTTCTGGTACTGAATAAGTAATCGAACTTGCTCCTGTTCCAAACATAATAGACCTCCTTGAGCGTCTGTAAGTTAATAATGTCCCCGAAGGCAACATCATTAGTATATATCAAAGAACACAAAAAAGGGGAGTGTTGTTCTCCCCACTTTCTTATTCGGTTTCCTCTTCCACCCTTTTCTTTTTTGCACCAATATTGTACTTGGTCTCCAAGATCCAATCCCCCTTGTCCTTATAAGCAAGGACTTTGATTTGATTCAGTGGTGCAATATCGGAAATCTTAGAAACATCAACGATTTCTACCAGACCCCAATCTGCAATCAACTGAGCAATGCGGTTACGACGCTGAACATCATTTACCGTAAGATTAGCATGTTTGCCATCAAGTGCAAACAGTTCTTTAAAATGGACAAGATAGTATCTACCTTGCTTATGAAGAATGTGGCAAGATTGATAGATTTTCTTTTCCTTGCGTGAAGCAACTCCGATGCGTGTCAAAGTCTCACGAACTTTCAGAAAGTCATCAGGTTCATTTAGGATTACCTCAACCATTTGGTCAGGTGTCCAATTTACAACAGGTTCTTGAACGACGCTCATTTTGTTCCTCCAGTTTCAAATTTCGATTTAATAAATGTTAGTTGTTCTTTGGTAAGAATCCTCAAAGCCTGTTTTGCTTTCTCATTACTATATCCATAGTAACGCTTCACATAATCAAGATCTTTGATTGTATCTTTACGGATCCAAGGAGAAAATCTCTTCTTAGTTCTCACAATATTTATAAAAAAGTCATATTGCATCTTTTTAGGCATGAAATGATACTTATTCATTTCATTTGCAAACATCAAACAATCAATATGCCCAGACATACATCGATTGACGATATAAGGTGCATATTCTTTCTCCGATGAAGGATCTTCATCCATAATATTTTTTTTTGTTTGATTGATAGAATTCAACCAATCTTTCAATTCATAAGTCATCGAATAATTTCCAAATCATTACCATGTTTCCACAATTCAAGTTCTCTCCTTAACCTACCTTCTAATTTTAGTTTTTCATATCTTTTAGATGCTTTTTTCTTCCACCATTCAATAACATCTTTGGGTTCATATCCAAATTTAGAAAGATAGTACCTTTTCTTTTCGGTCAGAGTCTTTGCGTGTTCTATGCAAGAATTAAATTCATCCAACTTAGAATGACCCTTTAAGGAATTCCTAATGATAGAAATCATCTTTGTTTGAATCTTCAGTTTCTTTGATGACTTATCTGCCGAGATCAGTCTTTCTCCGCCATTTGCAGTGTTATTAAACCACCAGAACATTTCCTTGAAGTAATCATCATGGAAAAGTGGAAGAAAATTACTCTCAGTATCTCCTATGTGTCGAATATAAGGTTTAAGACCATCATACATGGATACTCCCTTCGTTGTACCGTATAGTGAAGTTGTTTCAAAGTATTGAAGATCAATTCCATATTTTCGATCAAATTGTCGTTTGAGTTCATTAGAAGATGCTAAAAGGGCAAGAAGTTTTCCACCAAGATAATTATATCCAAATGGTTGAACTGGTACAATATTAAATCCCATCACAAACTCACTATTAATTCTAGAAAGTGAAAGAACTTCACCAAAATAATCATTTCTTGGTTTTGAATTAATTGTCGGAGATCCAAAACGAACTACTCCAATGATTTTATTTGTGGTGTCTTCAGTTACAATCCACTTCAAGGTTCTACCAGGAATTGCTTCCTCAATAGGGTTTGAGGCAGTATCGTTTAAAATTTCAGAATAAAGATCTTGATTGTACTTAGATGTTGTTTTGGGATTAGTGTCTACTTCATGAATTGAAAATAACATCTCATTCGGATGCAAATCAAAGTTAGAAAAAATCTCATCTTCTGGTCCGAACAATTTTCCAGAAGCATTATCCATCCTACTCCGCTTAACATACCGAAGATAATCATCGATACGATTAAACTTAGAATAGTATTCTATGAATTGATCTGCTGCCCAAGTTGCATCTTCAATAGATAACATATTAATTTGCCAAAAATCCTTTTTCGTAATCTAAAAGTTCCTGTGGAGTTACAATATAATTGTTAACAGGATCTGCTACTTTATCATACCATTTCCGCCCATAATTTCTTGAAACAAGTTTAATATCCAAATACTGATATTTTTTATCAGTTGGTACATAAACTTTATATTTGCCTCCTCTATTTGAAGTTAAAAGAGACAGACTTTTATTTTGCTCAGATAAAATATCAATAGTAGTACAAGCAGTTTTAAATATCTGAAAATACTTATCATAATCATTCACATACATTTCATGATTATCCATAAGCATCTGATAAATGAACTGTGGAGAATAGCAATGATCCCTACACAAAACCCAAGTATGATCGGTTCTCTTTTTTTCCAATGCCCTTTCAGTGATAAATCCTGAAGGTACTGAAAGAGAATGAACTAGATCATAAAACGGACGAGTGATAGACCTAACTGCATCAGTATTGTTTCTATTTTTCTGCCAAAGATCAAGAACTTTAAGATTTTCAAAATCAAGAAATGTTCGATAGCAATAAACTTCTAATCGTGATTCGGTTGTAATTACTTCAATTCGTTTCATAATCTGGTTTGTTATACTTTAGGTATTCAAAAAAGGTAAGTTTCATTTCTTTATGTGTCATTCCACAATGCTTTGCTGCTTGTGGAAGATTCATTTTAGAGTAAAAAAGTGCTTCATTTGCCTCTTTTACATTTTCTGGAGTAGTTTTTACTGGAATTTCCTTCAAATGTTTATAACTCATTGAAACTCACACTCAACCATTAATTCTGTAAGTGCCGCTAAGAGATTAATTTCCTGGTCTGCAACGAAGGCAATCTGATACTGGTATTTCGCAATGACCAGAACAGCAGCAGGAATAGAACCAGGAACAAGAGTATCGTAAAGGTTATCATAAATCCTACGAAGAATGGAGGAAGAGTCGTTGTCTAAATTAGAAGCAACCCATTTACGAACTTCTGTGAAGTTCTTCTCTTTGAGATATTTAAGGAGATCATTTACAGATACATCAGAGAATGAAGCAAGAATACCTGCATCAATTTTTCCGCCCGTAGAATACCTTTGACATTCGTTTAGGACTCGTCTGAAGTCGGGAAAATGTTTGGATACAAGTTCTGCAACGACTTTTTGATCATACTCGATGCCTTCCGCATCCAAGATGTTTTGTAGACGCTTGAAGAAGGATCCTGCCAACTGGGTTTTTTGTTTCCCTTTGATTGTGAAATCGATGACGGCACATCGGGAGTGCAGGGGTTCAATGATTTTGTTTTTGTAGTTACAGGTGAAGATGAATCGGCAGTTGTTATAAAATGCCTCAATATTCGCCCGTAGTAAGAGTTGAACGTCGTTGCCCGTGTTATCCGCTTCGTCGATGATAATGACTTTGTGCTTAGAAGATCCCGTAAGTGAGACGGTCGAAGCAAAGTTCTTTGCTTGGTTCCGTACAGTATCCAGGAAACGTCCTTCGTCGGATCCGTTGATGACATAAAAATCTGCCCCCAGTTCGTTACATAATGCTTTTGCGATTGTAGTTTTACCAATTCCAGGAGGTCCAGCAAGAAGAAGATTTGGAATCTCTCCCTTCTCCACAAACTCCTTGAATGTTTTTTTAGTATCATCGGGAAGAATACAGTCATCAATCACTTGAGGACGATATTTTTCCACATAAAGAAATTCACTTGTCATAATTAAATCCAATCAGGTTTTCTTTGCGGCATACGAAGATAATTAGATGCAACCCAAGGTTTGGATGCGATATACATCTTGTAAGCAGTAAAAGTGTCAATGCTTGTATCAAGTTTATACTCATCTGGCATGGCACGAACGAAGTTTTCTACCTTGTCTATTTTACCACGAGGGAACAAATAAAAGGCATCTACAAGGGTCTTGTAACAGGAATGGACCTTACCATAACGGATAGTGTATTCATCACACAGGTTCATACCGTGCTTGATTAACCAGTAGGCATTGTGGATGCTCTCTGCTGCCCACTTTGTACAGGGATGATTGCGAAATGCACCCTTCTCAGTGCTGTAAGGGGTACTGTCTGCCTTGAGAAGGGGACCATAGTTATGATACCACTTGGATGCCACGATGGAGAGCATCTGGCAGCATTCTAGAGGCATCTTGACGATGTGCTTGTCAGGAAGGCAGACGGCACTCTCTGCCGGAAATTCACTTGTTACAAAGATGTTCATAATCAAAAACAAAATTTACGAAGATACTTAATAGTCTCCTTTGGTTTATCTTCTAACCAGTATGCTTCGTGTTCCATTCTTTGCATAGATTTTTTCTTTGTCAAAGATATTGATCGGTCAATGTCTCTCATTTTACTTTGAGACAAAGGCATTTGATTCAATGGAATTCCAATTGGTTGCATACCTTTACATTCATGAACCACATGAACTGCTTCGTGATAGACAGTTTCATTCAAATAACTATTCGCATTTGGACCTTTTAAAATAGATTTGGTGCAGATAAAGAATGTTTTATTTTCCTTTATAACTCCACCAGCATAACGTCCATCAGCGCACCAAGAAATATTTTCCTGAACTTTAAATTTCGCTTTTGCAATTAGTTCTACTAATTGTTTACCCTCAGAAGTCAAATAATAAGGAAATTGCATTAAGTAAAGGTAGAATCAGGTTCTAGAGCAATATAATACTTCAGATTGTACTTGGTATTGCTGAACTGTGACAGAAGTTTTTCTGACACAACCACATCGTAAGCACCAGGAATAATCTTGATGTTCTCAACCTTGAAGTTAAAGGTGAACTCTTTATCAGTCTCACCAACCACAATGGAGTATTCGTTGGAAGTATCGTTTTTCTTGTCACGAACAACTAGACGAATTACACCTGCTTCTCCGACTGCAGAAAGGTCTGGAAGTTGATAAACCGCTGCTGCTTTTACAAGTTTTTCCAAAGAAGTACTTTCCAGTTGAAAACAAACGTCCTTAGAGGGAAGTTGAATTTCTTTTTCTGGAGGAGAAATAATTACATTAGGATCAGCATAAAAATACTTAACCCGACGCTTTCCCTCACGAATTGTGATATAAGAATCATTGGTAAAATCCAATTCAGGGTCTTGGTGAAGACCAAGACCATTCAAAAACTGATTCAGATCATAAACCGCAAAGTTGCGGGGAAACTCTTCGATAATATCTGCTTCGGCAAGAATGTTCTTTGCCACAGAAATGGTGCGGAGTTTATTACCTTGCTTCACAAGAATGGAATTATTGATTCCAGCAAAATTCTTGAGAATGGTCAGGGTATTGTCAGAAAGTTTCATAGTGTTTTCTTTAAGTTTCATAATAATCAACGGAATTCAGTAAGTCCATTATCTTGACGAGTATAGTGCCCGTCGAAGTGGAGCAGTAGCATAGCATAGTGAATCACTTTCAGCAAATCACGCTTGTTACGTCCATCCTTGTCCCCATAACGAGAACCATACTTTAGGAT